TAATTGAGTATCAGTATAAAATGAAAGAACATCCCCAACATAAGATGCCATCTCAATAAACATCATACCAGGTGATGATTCGTTAAAATCATTGTATGTATTTGGGAAATAGTTTTTAGCGAAATCAATTAAGTTTTTTCTTAATTCACCAAAATCTTTTCCAACTAAAGATACATCTTTTTGTACTAAATCTGTTCTGTTTGCCTTTGCCATTTAATTTCCTTATTGTATTGTAGCAGAACCTGCTGAATCTACAAACATAATTATTTGTTGATTTGAACCTTGTTCAGTAACTCTAAATTTTAATTCAATACCAACATAATTTCTATCATAATTAGGTTGAATTATCAAATCATCAATTACTATATATGGTAGCCAAAATCCAATATCTTCTCTCAGTTGTTCATCCATTTGAGTTGATAAACTTTCATTCATTTGTTCAAATAGAAGAGAATATACAGATGAACCAAATTCAGGTTGAAATAATCTTTCACCCTTTCTAGTTAATAAAAGATTTTTTAAATTTGATATTGCTTGTTCTTCAGTTGTATAACTTAAAGAAAACAATCCTTTATTCTTACCAAATGGTAAAGTAATTCCAACCGCAATATCCTTTTCTAAATCAATTGGATTATAAAAGTATTCTTTTCTTTCAGCCATTTATCATTTACCTTTTTTAGCGTTGATAGTTTTCATCAACTTAGAATAATCTTTTGTTAGAGCATCCCCAACTGCAGTTCCTTCAATGTTTACATTTAAAGGTTTACCATCTGGGTCTACAGTTGGCATCATACTTTGAGCAGTTGGTACACCATTACCATACCCCAATTTTTCAGCCATTACTTGTCTGTTAAACCCTTGTGCTTGTCCTGATGTAAATGTTCTACCATCTAAGTTTTTCCATTCGCCAGATTCAGCAGTTTCGTTTAACATTTCGTTTAACATTGGGTTTTTTGAAAACTCCATTGTTGGGTTTTGTTTTTTTAATCTTTCAGTTTCCAATACATCAGAAACATCTAGCGGGTCAAATGGTTTGGTTATTTCTTTAACTTTATTTTCTTTAATTACAGGTTTAGAACTTTGTTTAATCTCTTTTAAGATTGGTTTAAGTTCTTCCCTAACAACTTTTCTTACTATTACTTCTAATAAATCTGCTAATTGTTTTGCCTTCATAATATTATGTTTTTATATAAATATTAAAATGTTTAGTTTTACACTACCCCAACCCAAGGGAATGGTGGGCCTGGTATTGTTGGTGGAATTCCTGCTGGGTTTGGAATCAATCCGTTATATACACCACTAACAGTTAATAGATGTGTTGTAAATGCTGCTATTAGTTTACCACATATAATATTACCCATTGGTGTTGGTGATGGTGGATTGTTAAATGCACCCCACAAACCCACATCTAATGGTGATGGAGTTCCACCTGATAATACAGTAACACCTGTTGTTGGTGATACATAACCAGGTGGTGGTGGTAAGGGATTCCATTGAACTGCTGACCAATAGGAAACTGTTTCAGTTGCCCATCCTAAAAACATTGGTGGTGTTGGTGGCCCTTCTGAATCTTTTATTTGATTAAATGTATCTAATATTGCGTTTTCAATTCCAGTTGTTGGTGGAGCTGATATAATAGTTGAACCTGGAATTAAAGATATCATAGCAGTAGCTACTGCAACTCCATACGCATCCGCAATAACTTTAGCAGTATCCGATTCTGTTTTTTCTATTGGAGCATCTAAATAAGGTGCTACCGTTGCTTGAAATCCTGGCCAAAGTACCGCCATATTATTGAGCCATTTGTTTTAAGTCGGTTAGTAATTGTTGAACTTGGGCTACATTTGTTGCAGGGCCCGTTGGACCAACACCTGTTGCGAATGTGGCAGTTCCTGCTGTTAAATCTGCTAATTGTTGAATCAGCCCTTCTAAGATTGTAAACATCTTATCCATCTCCATTGCCCAATTTGGAGTTGCATTTATAATATCTTTCTTACCAGATAAAATTACATAATCTTTTTTAGAATCTAATAGTACCCTATCAGACGTAATAATTACTGATGGTTTATCAAATTGTGATTGTACATCAACACCCATTCCTAAATTTGTTTGGGATGTAGTTAATTTTATTTTTTGAGATGATGTTAAATATATAGATGATAAATCATCATCTGCGGTTTCAATTATAAATTTATTGAACTCACCAGGTTCTTTTCTACCATTTGATAATATAGTGATTGGGTCATCTGGATTTGATGAACTCCAGTCTGGCTTTTTTGTAGTATTAGAACCTTCAGGTGTATACCCAAATCTTAATGCTTGGCCAAATCTTCCTTCTATCAGAACATCACCTATGAATGGTTGTAGAGAACCAACATCAGTTCTCTCCACAAACCCTGCTCCTAAATCCGAATCGGATGATGCTTTAGTTACTGCAGGATTTCCCGCAGCAGCCGATGGTATACCAGGAGCAGTACCACCTGTTATCTTTGCCACAGCGCCTTTGGGTAGTGCGTTATTGTGTACATTTAATTGAACTGAAGTTGGGTTTAGATAGTATTGTATTTGTCGTCTACTACCACCCTGTCCCTCAGGTCCTAATGCGGAAATTAATATAACACTTTCACCTAATAATGGTATTCGTTTTATATTAGTATCCAATGGGAATGCGATTTCAAAATTACCACCACCTTTAGCAGTTAATACTTGAATACTATAAACTTCGTTCGGATTATCATCCTTTAGTGTTATTGCTTGTATTGTTCCTGATTGAAATGAGCTCATTATTCATCTCCTTCATTTTGAAGAGAATCTATTTTAGCGTCAATTGCCTTTGCATTTTCTAAAAGTTGTTTCTTCTCTTCTTCAGATAATCCTAAACCACCACCCATTTCATCTGAGTTAGCGTCTTTCATCATTCTTTGAACGATTGCTGCAAGTTTTACAATTTGTTCATCGTTCTTAACAGATACTTCCATATACTCCTTAATCAATGGAACTACAACCGTTGCATCGTTTATATTTTTAACCAATGGTTCTAACTGAGCGATTAGAAGTTTTAACTGTCTATCTTTCTTTTTAGAGTTATTGTAGATATCCGACATGATATCTGCAAATGTTTTACCTTTAAATAATTCAGTATCCTTATCCATTACTATCCTTTAATTTATACATCACTGTAATATGACCTGTTTTGTTATACTCAGTATAAAGTTCTGCATAAATAAGTTTTAATTTACCAACTACCTTTGTGATATACTGAGTATGAACTCCAGTTCTCTCTCTAATAAGTATATAAAGTGCTTTCTTATTGTACGAATATAAATCGTTTCTGTTTTTAAATAACTCATTTATAGAATCTGCTATTGCTTTATCTCTATCTTTTACAAATAAATCATCCAAATGATAATCAATATATTGAGTGTAGTGGTCTATAAAATCTGATTTAGATTCTTGCATTTGTTGACTAACCACCTCATTAACAATATTACGAGATGAATCAACTTTGGTTAAATCATCTCTAGATTTCATTCTAGCATAGTTGGCGTTGTTTTCATTGAACAAATAGTTTCTTGCTACGACTGTAAAATATGAAAATGCTCTACCATTATCACCATTAAACTTATGAATCTTTTCATTGAGAAACGCAACTACATTTGCCTTAACGTCCTCATATGGTACATCAAAATAATATGTTTTATAGGTATGAATTACATTCTCCGCCATTTTATCAAATGGGTAATGAATAAACCTATTGTATATTTTATTTTTTAGGTGTTGGTCATCACATCCATTATATGCGTTAATAGCAATCTCAGTAATCTTTGTGAAATACCTTTTATTCTTTCTCTTCCTCGGCATCTAAGTTATATGTTTCGTTTAATTGTTCCAATGCGGATTTAATCTCTTCAAAGATATACCCACTCTCATCATCAGCCTCAAACGAACCTAACCTATCTACCTTCTTCATTCTATCATATGCATTTTTCATAGATGTATATGTAGACTCTAAATACGTGTCTGCGAACTCCACCTCATCTTCTAATGCTTCGTTTTTACGAAGGAGATTGTATGTTGTGTATCCTAATAGTAAGGTTGAAACTGATAATATTACTATGAATAATAATTCCATAATTATGCTTCCTCTACTTCACCAAAGATAGATTTAAAATCAATCTTCTCCGGCATAGTTACGTTTTCTAATTTTTGTTTCTTAGTTGGTCTACCACCTACGTTCTTCGTAGTGAGCTCACCTTGCTTCATCTTCATCCATCTTTCGTTTTCGAATCTAGCAGCCATAATATCAGCTTGGTGCATTACAAATGGTAATCCAGTCTTTAATGAGTTATCTTTATTGTATGCGATATAATATTCTTTGTTAGCATCATCATACAATCCATCAGTAAGTTTGATACCTAAGTATTCTACCTCTGATATTTTGATTCCAAAATGATTCAACATCCAAAATGTTCTATCATTCAAATTCATCCAATGCATTGATGGGTTAGTTTTGTAAATCTTTCCTTGATTCTCAACATGCCATTGTGAATCATTTGGGATGTACCAACTCTCATCAGCGTTACCAACTTTACCTAAGTCGTGATGGAGTGCTGTAAAGATTACAGTTTCCTTATCGTATCCACCATCACCGATTCCTAACTCAGTATGTAAATCGAATACCTTAACTGCATTTCTCGTAACTCTCAATACGTGGTCAACATATCCACCAGCAAATGCGTTGTGGAAATGTTCGGTTGATGATGCAGGAGTAAGGATAATTCTATCTTCAAGATGGTCATACATTTTGTTAAGAGCTTCTAATCTCTCACCTGTAAACGTTTGGTTAATTAACTTACGAAACTTTTCGTAGTTTTCTGCTATTTGATTTTCATCTAAAATGTGTATCATAACTTTTAATTTTTATTTATTTTTCTTCTAATACAGATAACAACTCACTTTCTCTATAAATGTTATAAGTATCTTTACCATTGCGGTGTTTGAATCCAGTCCC